CGTAATAATATGGGCTACATGAATAAAGGTGGTGACATGAAAGCTAAAGGCATGGCTAAAGGCGGCATGAAAGCCAAGGGTATGGCTAAAGGTGGTATGAAAAAGAAAGCTTATGCTAAAGGTGGTAGAGTAGCTATGTATAACCAAGGTGGCATGATTTCTAATACTGGAACTTTAAACACAGGAATTAAGAAAGGTTAAACAATGGCTAAAGAATCTCTGAGGGAACACCTCAACCGAAGGATTAAAGAAAAAGGTTCTACCCTTTCAAAAGAAAAAGCTAAAGCTAAGAAGTATAAAAGTATTGCAGCAGCTAAAAAAGATGGTGCTTTATATTATACAAACAAAGCTGGTAAAGTTATGGCTGCGGTATATGCAACTGACTTAGCACTTAAGTCTTCACTTAAACCAAAATTACGTCCTAAAAAATCTAAACCATTTCCTGATGTACCTGAAAAGCAACCTCTTAAAAAGACACCAGTAAAACCTAAAACCCGTAGAGATCCACCACCTGACCTTAAAAAAATAGCAAGGCTTAGAAAAATAAGTGGTCCTACTCCTAATAAAGATATCGAACTGCCAGCCTCTGATAAACCCAAACCAGAAGTTAAATTAACTGATGTTAAAAAACAACCTTATGGTGCTGCTAGAGGTGGTATGATGAGAGTTAAAAAAAGAAAATAAAAATATAAGTGGTTAACCCACACTAAGCCAAAACAATGTGGTACTACCACAGGAGGATTTAATCATGGCTACTACTGTACTAACACAGGGTATTGAAGAATACCAAACTAACATTACATTTGGTAATGGAATTGACGTAACAGGAACTGGTGCATTTAGTGGCGCAGTAACTTCTTTGCGTCCTATTGAAAGTATTACTGCTGCAACACGTACTGTGCTTGCTGCTGAGTCAGGTACAATTTTTAGTCTTAACCGTGCAGCGGGGATTGTTGTAACCTTACCTGCTGCTGCTGTAGGACTTAACTACAAGTTTCACATTGGAACTACAGGTACTGGTACACTTACTATTAATGCTGCTACATCTGCTGACACTCTTCAGGGTGTAGTAATGATGCACGACAAAGATGAAGTAGGCTCTGTTGTTGTTCTTAATGAAAACATTCAGACTTCTGCTTTTGCTGTTCCTGCTGCTGCAGATCATCAGCTTGTAATGTCTGCTGACACTAAAGGACGTTTTGTCGGTGGCATGGTTGAATACACTTGCCTGTCAGACTCTAAGTGGGTTGTAGAGGGACACCTCTTTGGAGATGGTAACTCAGTAACTCCATTTACATAGTAGGGAGATTAATTAATGTCTACTTCTGTAGGTACTTTTCAACCCAACACCTTACAGTGGAGTGTTCAGACAAAGCAAACAGTAGATAATACTGCTGCTAATACTAAACACTTTACTTGTACTGGTTTTAAAGTTGTACATCTTCACGCTGATCAAGAGTTCTTAATTAATTTTGGCGCTGCAGAAGCTAACTGTGGTGCTAATGATTTAGAACTAGAAGCAGGTAACTACACTCTTGCAATACCTGACGCAGTTGGCGATGCTGTTATTATGAATATCTTAGCAGCTACTAGTGATAATGTAACAATAAAAGTAGTACTATCATAAAAACTTGCAATCCCAACATAACGGGGTTGCATTAATGTCTGTATAAATTTTTACTTAGATATGGTATAACTTACTTATGGTCAAACATAAGGAGTATACCATGTTTAAAAAATTTATTAAAACAATACAGAAAGCACAAGAACGTAGAGTAACGTACTGGCAGTTACAACATATGTCAGATAAAGCTCTTAAAGATATTGGAGTTACNCGTGGAGAAATTAAACAAAAATTCTACGGTAAAGAATCAGTCTAAGGATTTACTATGACCCCTAAACAGCAAGCTTTTATAGATGCTTTGTTTACTGAGGAGTGTAAAGGAATACCCAGAAAAGCTATGAAAGTGGCAGGGTATTCCAACACTGCATCTACAGCTCAGTTGCTAGAATCAATACATGAAGAAATAGCAGAAGCTACTAAAAGGTTTATTGCCACTAAAGGCACTAGAGCTGCTTGGGCTATGTCTGAAGTTATGGATGATCCAACAGAGCTAGGTAATAAAGAAAAAATGATTGCGGCTAAAGATCTCTTAGATCGAGCTGGATTTGTTAAGACCGACAAGGTAGAAGTTAAAGCAGTTAGTCCGTTGTTTATTTTGCCAGAGAAAGATAATGAGCAGGGTTAACAAGACTTGGAGATTACCAAAACCTACTATACTTAATAAGAAAAAAGTTTGGTTTCCTGTAGTAAGGATTGGTTATAGTGTACCTTTTGGCTACTATGAAGACCCAGAAGATAAAGATATACTTATACCAATACCAGAAGAACTAGAACTTTACGAACTTGCTAAGAAACATCTTAAAAAGTATACATACGTAGATGTTGCAGCATGGTTAACTACTAGATCAGGAAGAAAGATTGGTCCTTCTGCGTTACATGAAAGAATAGCACGTGAGCGAAAAAACAAGAGAGACCTTACAAACGCAAATTATTATGCCGAGAAGTACAAAGAAGCGTGTAACAAAGCGCGTAAGATCGAAGAAAGAATNAAAAGAACTACCTACACCGAAGTTGAAGCAAGCGGAGGTTAGGGAACCAGAGTTAAATAGAGAAGTTGTATTTAAACCTAATGCAGGTCCACAAACTTCTTTCCTAGCTGCAACAGAGCAAGAAGTATTATACGGTGGATCAGCAGGTGGTGGTAAGTCTTATAGCCTAGTTGTAGATCCTATTAGGTACTTTGGTAATAGACACGCAAGTATGCTTCTTGTACGTAGAAGTACAGAAGAACTAAGAGAACTTATTTCTATATCTAAAGAGCTGTACCCTAGAGCAGTTCCAGGAATTAAGTTTATGGAAAGAGATAAGACTTGGGTAGCACCTAGTGGAGCTACTCTTTGGATGAGTTACCTAGATCGTGAAGATGATGTTATGAGATATCAGGGTCAGGCATTTAACTGGATTGGTTTTGATGAACTTACACAGTGGCCTACACCTTATCCTTGGAACTATATGCGCTCAAGATTACGTACAACTAAAGAGAGTGGATTACCTTTGTACATGAGGGCAACCAGTAACCCCGGCGGTCCCGGTCATCAGTGGGTTAAACGTACATTTATTAATCCTTCTCCATCTAACAATTCTTTCTGGGCTACTGATGAATATGGTAATACGATTGCTTGGCCTAAAGGTCATAGCAGAGAGGGTGAGCCTCTGTTTAAAAGAAAATTTATACCAGCCACCCTCTTCGATAACCCGTATCTAGCAGAAGACGGAATGTATGAAGCTAACCTTTTGTCTCTGCCAGAACATCAAAGACGCCAATTACTTGAGGGTGATTGGGATATAAACGAAGGAGCTGCATTTCCAGAGTTTAATCGAAGGGATCATGTAATAGAACCCTTTGAGATCCCTCACAACTGGGCAAGATTTAGAGCTTGTGACTATGGTTATGGTTCTTATACAGGAGTTGTCTGGTTTGCTGTTAGTCCATCAGAACAGCTAATTGTATATAGAGAAATGTATTGCTCAAAGGTCATAGCTACTGACCTAGCTGATATGATCTTAGAAGCAGAAGAGGGTGAAAAAATACGGTATGGAGTTCTTGACTCTTCTTTGTGGCATAACCGTGGTGATACTGGCCCATCTCTTGCTGAACAAATGATTCATAAAGGTTGTCGTTGGAGACCATCAGATAGGTCTAAAGGTTCTAGGGTAGCAGGTAAAAATGAATTACATAGAAGGTTACAAGTAGATGAGTTTACAGAAGAAGCTAGATTGGTATTTTTTAACACTTGCACAAATACCATCTCTCAATTACCTTCCATACCTCTTGATAAAAATAACCCAGAAGATGTAGACACAAACGCAGAAGATCACCTATACGATGCCTTACGGTACGGAATAATGACAAGACCAAGAAGTAGTATCTTTGATTTTGATCCAGCTACACAACGATCAGGATTTCAAGCAGCAGATGCAACATTTGGTTATTAAGGAAAAAACATGGCTGAAACAACTGAAGAAATGATTATGGATCTGGAAGAGTCTTCTTCTCTTGAAGATATGAAACCAGATACTGTTTATGATCCTAAGTCTGGATCAATACTAAACTTTGTTACTAGCAAATATAACAAAGCAGAGACAGCCAGAGAAACAGAAGAACACCGATGGATTAAATCTTATCAGAACTACCGTGGTATTTATAGCAGTGATGTTCAATTTACCTCTACTGAAAAATCTCGTATCTTTGTAAAAGTAACTAAGACTAAAGTTCTTGCTGCTTATGGTCAGATTGCTGAAGTTCTTTTAGGTAGCAACAAATTTCCCTTAACTATTGATCCAAGTAAACTACCTGATGGTGTAGAAGAAGTTGTACATTTTGAAACAAACAAAGATCAACGAGAAGCTTTAGAACAGAATGGTGACTCAGGACTTATGCCCGGAGAAACTATGCAAGATTTCTTAGAACGTAAAAGTGAATTATCTAATACTTTAAACTTAGTTGGAGACGATCTACAAAAAGGCTCTGCTAAAACTCCTACTGCCCCACAGTTTTTTCCTGCTGAAGTAGCAGCTAAGAAAATGGAAAAACAAATTCATGATCAATTAGAAGAATCCCATGCCAAGAAACATCTTAGGTCTACAGCCTTTGAGTGTGCTTTATTTGGCACTGGTGTAATGAAAGGCCCATTTGCTATAGATAAGGAATATGCAAATTGGGATGAAGAGGGTAATTACTCCCCAGTATTTAAAACTATTCCTCAAACTTCTAATGTATCTATCTGGAACTTTTATCCTGATCCAGATGCTACGACAATGGAAGAAGCCGAGTATGTTATAGAACGTCACAAGATGTCTCGCTCTCAGATGCGTGGACTAAAACGTAGACCTTTTTTCCGTAATAATGCTATTGATATAGCAATTCAAAATGGTGAGTCCTATGATAAAAAGTGGTGGGAACACACAATGGAGGATGAGTCTGCAACTTATGACACTACACGTTTTGAAGTACTAGAGTTTTGGGGTTATGTAGATACAGAAATCTTAGAGCAACAGGATGTTGATATCCCTAAAGAACTAAAAGACATGGATCAACTAAGCGTTAATGTTTGGATTTGTAATGGTCAGGTCTTACGTTTAGTAATGAATCCTTTTACTCCTGCTTACATTCCTTACTTTTCCGCCCCTTATGAAGTTAACCCTTACTCTTTGTTTGGTGTAGGACTAGCAGAAAACATGGAAGATACGCAGATGCTTATGAATGGCTTTATGCGTATGGCAGTGGATAATGCTGCACTGTCAGGTAACCTACTAATTGAAGTAGATGAAAACAACTTAGTTCCCGGACAAGACCTTGCTGTGTACCCCGGTAAGATATTCCGTAGAGCTGCTGGTGCGCCGGGACAAGCTATCTTTGGTACTAAGTTTCCTAATGTATCTACAGAAAACATGATGATGTTTGATAAGGCCCGTGTATTAGCAGACGAGAGTACAGGCTTCCCTAGCTTTGCTCATGGTCAGACAGGAGTTTCAGGTGTCGGACGTACAGCTTCTGGCATTAGTATGCTTATGTCTGCTGCTAATGGTTCTATACGAAATGTAGTAAAAAACTTAGATGACTATTTGCTAGCTCCACTAGGTAAAGCATTCTTTAATTTTAATATGCAGTTTAACTTTGATCCTGATATCAAAGGTGACTTAGAAGTTAAAGCCCGTGGAACAGAAAGCCTAATGGCTACAGAGGTACGTAGTCAAAGACTTATGCAGTTTTTACAAGTGGTACAAAACCCAGCCCTTGCTCCGTTTGCTAGAATGGATTACATTGTTAGAGAGATTGCCAAGTCTATGGATCTTGATCCAGACAAGGTTGGTAACAACATGGCAGAGGCTGCAGTACAAGCTGAGATACTAAAAGAGTTTATGGCTCAGAAAGAACCAGCACCCTCTCCACAGGGAGTCCCACAGCAGGGAGGCCCACAGAAGCCACCAGCAGGCACAGGAGTGATGGACCCTACAGGAGCTGGGGGTGGTACTATAGGAACAGGGATGGCCCCTCCACCAGGCACTCCGGGCTTCTCAGCTAATACTGGTGAAGGCCCACAAGAATGAATAATTTAAAACCGTTTGTAAATAACACAGAGCTTTGGGAACCTTTTGTCGAAGAGATGGAAACTAGGCTACAGAGTAATTATAAATATCTAGCAGCTTCTAAAGATATGAATCAAATGCTACGGTATCAAGGTAGAATAGCTGTGCTTAGAGAAATGATAGAGCTTAGAGGTTACGTAAATGGAATCTAAAACAGGTCTTATGTCGAGGGACAGCTCTGAGGGATTAGATGCTAAAGAGCTAGCTTCCTTAAGTGATGTACGTGAAGAGGCTATTGCTACTCAAGCGGCTACTGAACCTAAGCCTAAACCTGAACCTAAACATCATTTATCTAGTGTACCTTTTACGCAATGGCCTATGGGTGCTAGTCCTTCAGATCGTCAAGTNGGTNAAGATGATGCAGGTAATCCTCTGTTTAAAATGCAATTTAGTAAAAATACTTATATTGTTAAACTAGATCCAGACCAAAGAACACAAAGACAAAAATTAAAAGATGCTGTAGTTACAGGAC